CACGGCGTAGGACTTGTTGTCAATGGCCCCCTCCGCAAGATTTACCCCGAAATCGGGCAAGGCTTGCTTTTGGATGTCGGTCAGTTTCTTGCCCGAACCACCTACGAATACATCAAACTCCATGCTGGTAAATGTCCAGCCTCGCAAATTGTGTCCTACCGCCTCCGCATCCGCTCCGCTTCCATCCGTTCGGCTTCCAAGATGTCGTGTATCAGCAGGGCATAGTTCAGGAACTCCACCGCCTTCATTGCGAAGATGGCATCAAATTTCAGCACATCCTTGTTCGCCATCCTCCACACGACCATCAGCCAACCGTAGCCAGCAAGCGGGTTGGTTATTGGCCCTGCATTCCCTTCGTCAGGTGCTTGGAATAGTCGCTCAAAACTTTCAAGTAACTTTCGGAACTTAACAAAAAAAAACTGACCACCCCCCAAACATCGCCGATTTTGGCGTGGGACTTGAACAGTTCGGCCCTCTCTTGGTGCGAAGCCCCGTCGTATTTCTTCGGGAACCATCCCATGAACCCACCCTCACGGCATAGCGTGGCCATGATGCGGTGCAAGTTTTGGACGAGTTTCTTTTCGTCCGTCGTGTCCGTATCCATCAGGTCAATCAGTTGGCCAGCCGTGAGTTCGTCGGTGAACACCGTTGGAATCCACCATTTGCCGCCCGCTTTGAACCGCCGCTTGTACCCAAGGGCAGGTAACTCGTTCCACTCCGCAATGATGGTCTTGTAACGCTTTGTCAGCCCCTTGGCGGGCATTTCTCGGACGAGTGATATATCCACCCCCTCAACAATCGCCACGACCCCTGCACGCTTGTCGTAGTCCGTGAGGACAGGGCTGAACTCCAGCGCAGCGATGCGTTGGAATTGGTCAATGGTCAGGTCTTGGAGTTTCATGGGTTGATGGTTTTAATCCAAATGGAATCGCTTTGCAATCCAGGCATCACGAAGTCAAAGTCCACCTGCTCGTACCCCTTCGCAATCATAAACGCTGCGACCTGGTTGTAGAGTGCTTGGCCGACCCAAACTTCTTCGTGTTCGCATTCAAGATGGAAGGTCTGCACCCGATGGATGGAATCGCCCATGCTTTGCAGGACTTCAAGGGTCGCCCCCTCCACATCAACCTTGCAAGCCCCAATCGGGCCTTCAATCATCGCAAGGAGTTCCGCACCCGTGATGGCCTCCACCTCAATCCTGTTGGCGTTGGCGTAGAGTTTGTCGTAGGAACGGTCAAGCAAAGACGATGTCCCCACCTCGTTGGGACTGCCCTGCATTTGGATGAACTGCAACTTGCCTGAATGCTTGTAGATGGCTTTGCGGACTAGGTTGAAGTTGGGATAGGCTTGGGCGATGTAATCCGCTTGGCTTGGGTTTGGCTCGCAGACCCATACGGAACTCGCACCGAAATGGTCTGCAATCGCCTTCGCATCGTGTCCATCCCGTGAGCCGATTTCAAGCACGGTCGTTGGAATTATTCCTGCGGTTCGGATGGCGTTGCAGTATCGTTGCATGGTCAAAAGATTTTGAGGCCATCCGCAATCTTCTTGGCGGTGCTGGCGTGGTTGGCTTTGTCAAGGTACTGCCGAAACTCCCAGTCCGCATTCAAGTCCTCGGCGGTCAGGTAGTATGGAAGATGCCTGCACTCATAAGGTGCGACCATCCTCGCCCCTCCGATGACCACCCGCTGATACCGTTGATGATGGTAAAATGCGAAGGTCGTGTCAACGGGTGCAAGTTGCAGGTCGTTGAAGTAGGGTTGGTTCTTGTAGCGTAGTTCGGCCTGCTGAAAGAACAGGGCATCGGCAGGTACATCGTCCGTCCGAATGCCAAGCCCGATTTTGTCCTTGACCGAGAACTTGACACCGTTAAACGGGTCGCCTTCCTCTTGCTCGTACATGTAGGTCTTTTCGGGCAGGTCGTACCAAAGTTCCCGCATCCGCAGGAGCGTGTCATCGGGTAAGGCCGAAAGGTCAAGGTCGGGGTCCGTTACAATGTAGTCGGGGTAGCCCATGTCAAACAACTGTTGCGGGATTTGAGCCTGCCATGCCACAAGGTGGCCGAAGTTGCCCCCCGTTCGGATGACTGCGACCTCGTTGGCTTCCAGTTTCAACTGCTCGTACCATTCCAGCGTGGGACCGTAGGTTGAATCGTTGTCCACGATTAGGATGGGTCCGACCCCAGGCATCCGCATCAGTTTCTTGACCATGGCTTTGGGCCAAGTGTAGAGGTTAAAGTTGGTGATGATGACGGGGATTTTGGCCATGGCTAAAAAGTGATAACGAACTTATCGGGTGCAGGCCATCCCTTGCAGGAGTTGTAGACGGTCATCCCTTCCCGCTTTCCAATCCAATGCTCGGCCTGCCAGCGGTGTTCACGCACGGGTTCTCCGAGTTCCCGCACATGGCTTGACTTGGCCCACCAAAAAGTCCCCGCAAAGTAGGGGTAGCCGTCGGGGTTGTTGTGGTCAGCGATTTGGGGGAACTCTTCCTTGGTCAGCCAGTATGCTCCGACCGCATCCACCTTTTCAAGTTCTGCAAGGCAGCGTTCCCAAGCGACGATGTTAAAGAATATCATGGACCTGCACCAAAGTTGGTTGATGAGGGACGGGTCGGAACTGCCTTTGGTGTGAGCGTACAGGTAGGCTGCATCCTCGGTTTGCGATGCCTTGTACATCTCGGTGAGGGTCGCTTGTTCCCATGCGTTTGTCCGAGTGACAACCACCTTGACCTTTGCCGCCACAAGCGAGTTGTCCAAGATTTCCTTGACGAGTTTCCGCTGCTCTGGTGGACCGACGATGCCGACACGAATCTCGTCCAACCGCTCAATCAGCCCGTAGTTGCAAAGGGCCATCATGTGTTGGTGCATTATCAACTGCCATTGGCCGCCGCCGCCGCAGTAGATGTGGTAGTAGTGGATGAGTTTCATTGGGATTTAAGGTCTTGTTTTTGCATATAACCGCAATCCTTGCAGGTCCGCAGTTGAATGGTTTTAAAATGATTAACTAATTTGCCATTAATAAGGGTGCCCATTTCAACGGATTGTTGCTCCCATTTTGTCCAATTATGGCCAAAAAAACAAGGATTAAATTTGATTTTTAGTTTCATTGCATGAGGAGGGTTAAGATGCAGCCGACAAACACCAAGGCCAGCACGACCCGACCGATGGCGAGGGCAAGGTCAAGGAGGGATTCAAGGTTCATGCCCCAAAGTTACACCACCAAGTACTTCCCCGAATTGCTTACGGCCAATTTGTTGAGGGCCACATAGCGCAGGGCATCGCAGGCGTGGTTGTACGAATCTATCGGGACCCCCGTGTCCTTGCCATCCTTGTCGGTGGCCCAAGTGTACGATCGGAGTTCCTTAATCAGGTTGGTGGAATCTTTCGTGACATGAAGGTTGAACCGCTTCACGATGTCAATGCCCTGCCTAACGCTATCGGGTCCCTTGGATGCGGGCTTGATATTGAATCCGAGGCGGTAGATTTCCTCGATGCTCTTGGGTTCTGCCGAATCGGCCACAATCTCCCAAGCCCTTGTAATCCCAAACTCCTTCAAGCGGGTGGCGATATCGCTATTGGTCAGCCCCCGATGGTAGAGCAGTTCGTGAACGAATAAGTCGTCCCCCCTGCGGTACACGGCGACCAAGGCCGTAGGGTCTGCGCTGAACCCCCAGTCAAGGCCGTAGGCGACGAATTTCATCGTGGATGGGTCAATACCCTCAACCACCGTGTAATCGCCGTATATCGCACCTTGGAGCGTCCCGACCTGACCGAGGCCGTACACCTTCCACCAGTTCGCCCAATAGGCACTCGTTTCGGCTTTGGTGCGGTTCAGTTCGATGTCCCTCTTGATGGTATCAGGCAGGGCCTCGTTGTCCTGATAGGTCAGGATGAGCAGTTCGGAATCGTCCTCTCGCAGGACCTCGGTATGCGCCCAGAACTCATGCGTCGGGTTGAAGTCGATGTAGATGGCCTCGCTGGTACGAATGGCCAACTGGTAGTAGGATTCGAAGTCAATGTTGTTCGCCTCGTTGATGAATAGCACCTGCCTCCTTGCACCCCGGAGCCTTGCCTCTTGGTCAGCCGAGAAAAACTCGATGGTGCTACGGTTGGCGAACTGATAGGTCAGCAGGGTCTTGTTCCACCTTGCCGGAACGAAGATGCCCTTGGCAATCATTATCTTGATGAAGTCCCGAATCGC